AGCACGCTGGAGGTCTTGGCGTCGTTCTTATTGATGCCGATGCGCAGACCGACCAGGGTGTTGAACTGCTGCTTGGTCAGGAACGGCTCCTTCTGTTCCAGCTTCAGCGCGCCGAACTTGTACGGCTCTTCCGTGGCCATGTCGATCAGGCGCAGGAACTCCTTGGTGTTCTCCGGGGTGACCTTGTTCTCGGCGTCGGACTTTGACTGCCGGTACTTGGCGTCCAGCCAATCGCGCATCTGGCGCTCTTCGTCGCGCGCCTTCTCCGGCGCGATCCTGCGCAGTTCGTCCCAGACAGCGGGCGGCACGGCTTTCATCCCGCCACGGTTCATCACGGCGTCCCAGGCTTGCCCGGTCAGTTCGCCGGCTCTCTGGTTGTTGAAGGCGTTCTCTTCCGTCAGCCGCGTCTTGACCTGGGCCTCGGCGTGCTGCCGGCCGACCGGGTCGTTCTTGAATATGTCGCGCACGGCGTCCAGCGCCGCCTGCCCCCGCAGGCCCTTGCCGATCACCTCGTCGGCCGCCGTCTGCGCCTTGCCCAGCGAGACGGCCTCGCGCAGCGAAGCCTGCAGCGCGGTGGAGTCCGCCGTCTGCATTGCGCCCTTGTGCGCCTTCAGGTACTCGCTGGCACCAGCGGTATCGCCGGAAGCCACCAACTGCTTCACGACCGCCGCATGGGCCTTGCTGCTGAACTCCAGCGTGGCCCCCTCGATCTCCTTGCCCGGCATGCCACGCTCGCGCATGTAGCCGATCAGGCGCGACTGCCCCAACTGGATCTCGGCCTGGACCTGGGCCGCCTGCATCGCTGCGCCTTCAGGCGTGCCGTCGCCGGGGATGGCCGCCAACCGCGCCGCGCGCTCTTGAATCGCCGCCAGGTCCGCATTGACCTCGGCCTTGTGGTAGACCTCGCGCTGCTGCGCCGCATGCCCTGCTGCCCAGTTCAGCACCTGGGCCCGGCGCCCCGTCGACATTTCAGCGAACGCCTGCCGCTGTCTCGTGGACGTCATGCCCTCGGCCACCTTTGCAGCGAACTCGTCGTACGACTGCGCCAGTTCCTGCGGCACGCCGAAGGCATCCTTGCCCAGCTTCGTGCGCGCACCCTTCTCTGGGTCGTAGATGGCCTGGCGCTCCCAGTCGTCCAGTTGCCGGCGTGCAGCGAAGACCGCCGCGGTGTCGTCCTCCCGCTGCATCATCTCGCCAATCTGGCCGACGGTGACGCCAAGGTTGCCGATGGCCTGCTCTGTGCGGCCGCCGTTGTAGACCGAGATGCCACGCTGCGCCCGAGGCGTCGGGCGGGCGCCCAGGCTTTGGACGTCAGGTAGGGTAGGCATGGTCAGGGAGGTGCCGGTGCGGGTGACGGAGCAGGGGGAGCGGGCGCCGGGGCCGGAGCTAGCGCAGCTATGGCCTCAGCCACTCGCCGGTTCATGCGCGAGTTCATGGCGTTGGCCAATGCCGCAGCCACGGTCCCCTTGTAGACGGGCTTGATCTTGACCATCAGTAGCGGTCCCGCTTGCCGGCGTATGGCGAATTACCGGCGGTGATCCCCACGCCGTTGCGGTCGATGGACAGCGGTGAATCCTGTGCGCCGAACTTCCCGTACATGCTCCCGACTCCGCTCAGGATGGACGTGAACGCCCCGATCGTCCCCGCGCGCTTGGCGTCCTTTCCTTCTGCTCGCGCGACGTCGGCGCCGTACTCCATTCCCTTGGCGCGCTCCTCGCCCTCGTACAGCGCCGTCAGCGCCCGGTACTCGCCCTCTCCAGCGATGCCTGCGGCGAGGTTCACCACTCCGACGTCGGTGCCGCCTCCCATTGCCAGCGCCTGCAGCCGAGACTGCGCAAGCCTGGCGGCACGCAACTGCTCGGCCGCGGTGCGCTGCGATGCCGCGCGCTCCTGCCCGGCGGCATAGTCCATCTGCAGCGCCTGCGCATCCTTGGATCGCTGCGCGCTGCGTCCCTGGCTGTAGCTCGACGCCGCCTCCAGGAAGGTCGACGCGATTGTTGCGGACACGGCCATCAGGAGTTGCTCGTCATGTTGAGTACGACGCCAAGCACTGTGCATGGCCGTGGCGCCTGGGCTTTCAGGCACAATCGTGCGTCAGTGGTCCAAGTCCCATCGAACGGTGTCGGCCCACCCTCGAACTCGGCGTTCACCGCCGTGGTGTCGATTGTCGTCCCATCTTCGACCAGCGGCATTCCCCACATGGTGTCGAAGTCCTGCCCGTAGCGCAGGCCCTGCGCATGCGTGTCGGCCAGCACCACCGATATCTCATCGATGCGCTTGGTTGCCCCGATAGCAGACCTGCCGGGCTGCGCCACGTAGGCCAGCTTGGTGCCCTTGAACCTGGCCGCGTAGGGCAGGCCAACGAAGGCCGTCGTGACCGCGCTGGGCAGCGTGACAGCACCCGACGTCACCGTGTAGGTGGTCTGGTCATCATCGTCTCCTGCGCTCATATCGACGCCGCCGCCCCAGACGATCACCTCCTCGCCCTCAAGATGACTGAGCCCCGGGATGATCGACGTGCTTGCGCCGGAGTAGTAGATCCCGCAGTCGGCCATCTTGTTGGTCGTGCCGCCGCGCGCTTCGGACTCCAGGCACCAGCGCTCGAACATCCTCACGTCGCTGCCGTTGATGGTGCGCTTGACGGTGTAGTAGACCGCGTCCTCGGTGGTCCCTGGCAGCACGACCACGTCCTCGACATCGCCGTCCGTCTCGTAGGTCACGAAGCACAGCAGGTTCTCGCTGCGGTCGAGGATCAGGATCACCACAGTGCCGTCGGCCAGCCACGCATGGATGCGCGTGTCGGGCTGCCGCTGCACGGCGATGCCAACGATGCCCGCGGCGCACAGGTCTGGGCACATCATCGTCAGGTCGGACACGCCGAACTCTGCCGCCTGTGAACTCGGGCCGATTTCGAACAGCCGCTTGCCGCAGCGCTGCACGAACACCCCTGTGGCGTCGAGATCCACCGCCTGGATGGCAAGGCTGCCCTGCCCGCCGGCCTTGCGCGGCGTGAAGTTCGTGGGCGTCAGCGGCTCGTCCAGCGCGCTCGACTTGATCTGCACCTCGTTGCCGTAGGTGCCGGCAGTCAGCCGCGACAGACTCAGCATCCAGTTGATCGTCTCCACGGGTCCGAACCCGACAGAACGCGAGATGGGCCCGGCATCGCCTTCATAGTCAGGGTCGAACGACTCGAAGGCGTCCGTCACCGACCCGTTGAACTTGTCGTTGCCCGCCCAGAACAGGCGCCCGTCGTGGAACTCGACAGCAGACGGCCACCCGCGGCGGTCAGACCACTGGCCCTCGGACCAGTTCTCGGTGGCTGTCGTGTTCCCCAGCGCACTGAGCACGACGCCGCTGACCGACGTCTCGCTCGAGTACGACGTCACCAGAACGGTCCCGGTGATCGAGCCGCCGGAGTACGTCAGAGACATACCCCACGTGCCGCTGGTGTAGGCGCCGGTCTTGATCCCCATCCGGTACTTGACGATCTGGTTGTCCAGATCATCGAGGTACGTGGTCCCCACGATGGTCGTGTAGGACTCGATGTCCGACCACGTCGACCCGTCGTCCAGGCTGCGCTGCAGCGTCACCGTCGCCGTGCCTGGAACCGTGTCCTCGACGTTCACGCCGATGCGGCGCGACTCGCCCACTCCAGTCACCTCGATCGGGTCGCTGAAGGTGTTCTCGGCCGTGGCCACCTTGTTGACCACCTGACCCACCGAGACGATCTGGTACAGGCTGCCCACGTTGGTCGACTTGAAGATCCCCGCCGATGCCGTCAGCGTCGTCTCGTTGGTGAGCGCGCTCACCGCAATGGTGATCGGCGTGATGTTCTGCACCCGGAACGGACCATCGATCGGCTGGTACTTGACGATGGACCACGACGTCGCGCTGCGCCGCTCGATCTTGCGCTGCTGATACCCGCCGCACGCCACATAGAGCACGTCGCCCGACTGGCGCCAGCGCAGCAGATCAAGGTCGGCTTCGGCCCACGGGCTGGGCAGCGTCATCGCCCCCGCCGACTCCACCGCCACAGAGTCCACCAGCACCGTGTATGTCAGTCGGCTGTAGATCTGGATGTACGCGCTCACGCCGCTGGGGGTGAACGACAGCGAGTGCGTGCCCGTCGCCAGGCTGGCTTCGGCGATGTACTGCTCGCCGCCGGAGCTTGATCCGACCCGGAGCATGACCGGCCCTCGCGACACGACGATGCGCAGTGCGTGCTCGGCCCCGACTTCGTTGATGGTCAGCGTCTGCCGCCGAATCGCCGCGCTGGTCCCCGTGCCCAGCAGAGACATGTACCCGCCCGTGGCCCAGACTGACGTCGCGACGCCTTCATCGGCGTCAGTCCACCCGGCCAGGTCCGTGCCGAATGTCCCGTTGGTCACCGCGGCCGTGACCGCCGGCCGCGTCACCGCAGCATCGTCCACCCAAACCCGAATGCTGGTGCCGGTCACCTCCAGGCGCGCAACGTCGTCGCTGGCGTAGACGAACGGGATGCCCTTGCTCACCCCCAGCGCCGTGCCGATGTACGTGCTGCCGGGCCGCAGCATCATGGAGCCCAGCGCGCGGGGCATCCAGTTGGTCTGCTCCACTGCAGCCATCTGCAGCTTGGAAAGGTCCAGCCGCGCCAGCGCCAGCGGGGAAACGATGCCGCGGTTGAACGCGTAGATGGTGTTGGTGCCGCGCATCAGTGCGGCCCTTCACCACGCAGGCGGCCGCCACCCATCCGCGCCCGGGTCCAGTTGCTCATCGGAGCGAACCTCGGCGGATCCTGCATGGCGTCGCGAGACAGGGCCTCGGGCAGGAAGCGCTTGTCTCGCATCGTCAGCATGTTGCCCAGTTTGCCATCGTCGTTCGTCAGGCTCATCGCGATCTCGGACGCGAGGTGCGCCTCCACGAACTTGACGAAGGACTGCGGCCACAGGGACATGTCTGCGCCGTACTGCGCATCGTTGCTCACATACCGGACGTATATCGTCTCGATGTTGGCGAACCAGTAGCCAGCCTCTTCCCGGTAGTCGAGCAGCGCGTCGTCTGCCGTCATGCCCTCGGACTGGAACATGCCACCCAGGCGGATGTGGTCCGATGGCTTGTCGAAGGCGTAGGTGTAGCCCCAGTCAGGAGTGACAGTGACAGACGCATCAAGCTGCGTCGAACGCATGGCGAACTTCCACTGCCCGCACTCCAGGCAGTAGTCCAGCGCGCCGCCGGCCCATGCGTCGTCGAGGTAGTACCTCGCCGGGGTGTTCTCGGCCAGCGACGCCAACTTCCGCTGCCCCAGCAGACGGAGCGCGCCGCTGAACAGGGACAGCTTGGTCGTCATGTCAGCCCGCCAAGTCTTGGGCGTTGGCCATCAGCCACGCGCGTGCATCGGCCTCGCTGGCCTCGTCCTTGTGGACGACCATGCCGTCGCTCTTGCGCACGACGCGCCAGCGCTGCTTGGGCGCAAAGCTCACGGTGTACTGCTCGTCCTCGGACGGCTTGGGCTGCGACACCTGGGCGTTGAGGTCCACGTAGTTCAGCACCCACATGGAGGCGGCTTGCTCGCCCACGCGGCGGATCATCAGTTCCGCGTACCACGCATTGTCCTGCGCGCGGCACTCGATCCTGGCATTCTCCTTGCCCACGAATTGGGTGGCGACGTGGCCCCAGTACTCTGGCATCAGCACGCTGTTCAGCGAAATGCCGGGAGGGATGGTGACGTAGAAGACCGTGCGCTCGTACTCGGCCAGCTTGAGCAGCTTGGGGTTCAGGGGAGGGGCTTTGACTTCGGTCATCGGGTGTCCTCTTGATGGAAAAAACCCGCGCCACCGTGAGGAAGCGCGGGGGAGAGCGGAGGCAACTGCGTGTCGCCCCGATGGAGACTCTTGATCAGGCCAGGATGGCGGGCGTGAGGGTGGCCGCGCCGCCGGCCGTGACGGAGCCAACGCTGTGCAGCGTAGCCCCCACCGTTGCCGTCGTCTTGACGTAGATGACCACGTCGTTGACCTTCAGGCCCTTGGCGTCACCGTCGCTGATGAAGTCGGTGGCGTCGGCGTCCGTGTGGACGTCTTCGCCGTACATCAGCCACAGTTCGGGACCACCACCGACCCCTTGCGAGATCTTGTTCAGTTGAGCAGAAACGTATGCCATGAGGATTTCTCCGGTGTCAGGTTGATCAGGCCGTCGCAGCGTAAGCCGAGCCGTCGTGCCTTATTTTGCACACGCCGTCGGACTGCAGCAGGATCGAGCCCATGAACATCGACGCGCGGGCGTAGTAGTAGTCGTCCTCGTCGTTGTAGCCGGCCGAGACGTTCATGTTGTCGACGTCGCGCGCCAGGCCGATGCTGTTGCGGTGGAAGACGAACAGCGTCTCGCTGGAGGTGCCGGCGCCGGGCAGCGCGGTGTGGACCATCCAGGTGATGCCCGCCCAGCGGATCATCAGCGGCATGCCTGGCAGCGGGCCCATCTCGACGTAGTCCTTGCTGGTCACTTCCTTGACTTGCATCAGGTAGGCCAGCGCGGCCGGGGTCAGCAGGCCAGTGACGTCGTTCTGCGTCAGGCCTGCGTTGTCCGACAGGATCACTGCCACGGCGTGCATGGCCTTGTCGATGGTCAGCGTGGTGGCGGTCGTGCCCGCGTACTGCGTCGCCGAACCCAGCGCCGTGATGATCAGGTCGTCCTTCTTGCGGTTCAGGACCGCAATCGACTCTTCCTGCATGGCGGCGCGGCGACGGGCGCCGGCCTGGCCCGCGAAGATGTTGAACCGCGTGGCCTGCGGCTTGTCGTGCCACTCGGTCATCGTGATCGTCTTCTGTGTGTCGTCGTTCGCGCGGGACGGGATCTTGCCGTTCACGCCGCGGGTGACGGCGGATGCGCCGCCGCTGCCGTTGACGAGGAAGATGTAGCTCGACCCGGAGGCGATGCCGTCCGTGGTCACGCGGGGCTCGAGCAGCGACTGGCGACGCTCGAAGGTCTTGACCAGCTCTTGCCGGTACAGTGTTTGGTTGGCGGTTTCGGCCATGATTCAGACTCCACAAGGTGATGAAGGGATTGCCTTCGCTTGGGGTGTCCATATGGCCGGCGCCGGGGTGCCTTTCGGGCCGGCGCAGTGGCTTTCTGGGCCTTGCTGCGGCTTCAGCGTCGCATTGACGCTAGCTATAGCCAACAGTGTAGCGATAGCCAGCGTCTTGCGCAACTCTATTTCGACAAACGATTCCTGGCCTCCAGCAACTGGGCGTAGCGCTGCTGCGTAGCCTCGCTCTTCCAGTAGGCGTCGGACTTGGTGCCGTTCTCGTTGAACATCGACTTCTCGATGGCGGCGATCTGGTCATCCAGGCTCTTGCCCTGGTCCATCGACGCGGGGATCACCGTCGCGCCGACGTAGCCCAGTTCGCGCGCAGTGCTGGCCAGGAACTCGGCCACCGCGGGATTGGACAGGATCTTCTTGCCGTCAGCGCCGCGGGCTGAAGTCAGGGCGTTCATCACCTCGCTGCCGCCCTGGCCCAGCATCGACTTCATGCCGGCCATGTTCATGGCGAAGTCGCCGCCCCAGCGGTCGCGCAATGCGTCGCGCGCCGCCAGTTCGTCAGCCGCATCGATCTCGGCCATCTGCTCCTGCAGTCCGACCTGGGCCTGCTTCCACGCCTTGATGGTGGCCTGGACCACAGCTGGAGGGGCGTTCTGCTCGTGCATCGCGGCGAGCACCGACTGCACCATGCCCTTCTCGGCCTCGTTGAGTTCCACGCCTTCCGGCATGGCGTACTTGTCGGGCGCCTCTGGAATGCCGTGCTCAGCGCGCCAGGCTGCCAACTGCTCCGGCGTCGCGTTCTTGGGCAGGCCGGCCTTGTACTCGCCGCTGCTGATCTTGGTCTGGGCCTCGCGCAGCGCCTTCAGGGCCGCGCCCATCGTGGTGTAGCGGCCTGCCAACTTGGCCATCTTCTCCCGCTCTGCCTTCGTCTCGGGCGGGTCGTCGTCCTTGGCCTCACCAAAGACCTCGGTCAGCGCGCGTGCGCGCCACTCCGCAGCATCCGGCTTCGGATCAGCCGGCGCTGGGTCTGCCGCAGCGTCTGCTGGTTTCGGGTCGGCAGCGACTTCTGTCGTCGTGTCGGCGGGTGCGTCCAGAACTTCACTCATGCCGGGTTTCCTTTCGTGGCGCGGCTTGTTGCTGCTGCGGGGTCAGTCTGCAGCACTGTGGCGATCTGCCGGGCGACCGACTGGCGGCCCATCAGATACGCGGTTGCGTCCGGCTGACCAGGCACGAACGGGTCTTGATCGATCACTGCGGCCTTGTGCAGGATCCACTTCAGCGCACGCCGCTGCTGGTCTGCATTGGCCTCGCCCTTGGCTAGGGCCTGGATGGACTTCAGTTCGGCCAGGGTGACCGCGGCCGCGTCGGTGCGTGCCGTCATTGCATCATCGGGGCAGCGTTACCCGCGCGCAGATCCTTGATCGCACCAGCTGCCTGCGCCATGTTGGCCAGCGCCTGCTCGTTGGCCGCCTGCTGGGCCTGCGACTGCTTGATCGCGGCGACCATCTCGGGGCTGCGGGTCCACTTCGTCGGCACCCCGATGCCGGACAGCACGTCGCGCAGCGTCTCCTCGGCGTCGATGAGGACACCGGCAGACGGGTCCAGGGCCTGCGCGCTGGCCAGGATCTGACTGGCCTCAAGGAACACTTGGCCCTTCTGCTTGTCGACCGCTTCGTGCAGCGGGCTGACGAACTTGAAGTCCACGTCTCGCCCAGCCAGACCGCGCGGGATCTTGTCCAGCGGCCCGAAGGCCCCGTTCATCAGCGCCAGTTCGAACGTCTTCTCGCACAGGCCGCCATTGAATTCCACTTCGGCGGGCTCAAAGAGCGGCAGAGCATTGCGGATGAACTCCTGAACGCGCTGGCTGACCTCGTATGCCGTCATGTCCCCCGCCGTCGTCGGCAGGTCCAGCTTGTCCAAGAAGCACGCCGTGCGCAGCATGATGCGGGTGTCCTGCACCATCTCCATGCCCACCGGGAAGCCTCCGGTCTTCTGCTCCAGCGCACGCAGGGCCGCTCCGCTGCGCTCGTCATAGCCGGCGTCCACGATCGTGATGGCCCCGGCGTACATGCCGATGTCGCCTCGAATGGCGTCCTGCACCGCGACCAGAGGCGGGTTCACGGCCTTCTCGCCGGCCTCCAGCAGGGTCAGGGTGATCGCCTGCAGCAGCCTGGCGTCGGGCAGCGCGCAGTTGATCGCCGGGCTGTAGGCGTACTGGCTGTCGCTCAAGGTTGCCCACCGCGGGATCACGTAGGGGCTGATCCGCGTCGGCAGTTCCTGCATGACGTGCTCGTGGTCGAGGTCGACAGCGAGCGTCACCAGAGGCGTGGTGTACTTCTTCCCGCCAGGCTGGTACATGTCGCCCGGCACGACCATGTGCATGCACTCGACCTCGCAGAACGGGTCTTGCTTCATCTTGTCCAGCAGGCGCGGGTGGAGTTTCGCCTCGCCGTACAGTCGCTTGAGTTCGTGGCCGGTCGTCTTCCACTTGCGGAACACGCACTCGACAGCACCGTCTGCGCCGGCAGACCAGGCCACGTCCTTCAGGTGCCAGCAGCGGTACAGCAGGCCGTCGCCGGCCGGGTGCATCTCGACCGTGATGACCGTCTGCCCGAACGTGGCGAAGTCCATATCGCCTTCTTTGGCAGCGCGCACGAACTGGCTGCGGCGCTCGTACATGATGCGCTTCTGGACCTTCGTGGCCCACTCCAGCCACGCCTTGGATTCGTGGTCCTTCTCGGCGCCCTCGGCGTACATGGAGAACCAGTCCTTGTTCGTGGGCCGGAGCATGCTCGAGAACACGTTGCCCAGGTCGCGCCGGCACATGGTCGGGTAGGACGACGTGAGGTTGGTGCCGAACTCCTCGCCCAGGTAGATGCTGCGCGTGAACGATGCGCGCTCGGGGTAGAAGTTCTCCGCGATCACCTGATGCAGCGAGTTGAGAGGCTGCTTCTGCGAGAACAGCTTCTCCCCGTGCTTGATCAGATCCTTGATGTCGTTGTTCATGTCATCCGCCCAGACGGGCGCCCGGGTCGGACAGCATGGTCGACGCGCGGCCGCTGCGGGCCTGCATCTCGGCAATCTGCCGGCGCTTGGCGGCCTTGACCTGTTCGTCGTTGGTCGTCGGCATGACGGTCGGTTCAGGCATCGTCGGCATCTTCGGAGGCGTCAGGAGTTTCTTGGCCCCATACGCGCCAACGATGCCCAGCGCAGTTGTCAGTCCCATCTCATGCCTCCAGAAGTTTGCCCATGATGATTTCCTCCTGCCTGTAGCCCAGGCGCTCGAGGATCGGGCTCCAGTCGATGTGCGGCTTGATGTGCCAGATGATGTGCAGCCGGCCAGGGAACCGCGCCTGCAGCAGGGCCTCTGCGGTCATCAGCAGCTTGGCCCCCACGATGCCGCGGCAGTCCTTGCGCAGGAACACCACGTCGTTGACCGCCATCCGGGTGCTCTTGTAGTGGATGTGGTGGTCGATGAAGAACACCGCGTAGCCCACCAGTTCGCCGGCCTTGCGCACCGTGATCGTGGCCAACTTACCCGCGGCGTCCATCGCCTCGTACTTGTCCCAGTCAGGCTCCAGCGGCCTGCCCTCGCGGTGCAGCGCCACCTCTTCCCAGTGCTGCTGCAGCAGGGGGACGATGTCCTTGCGGCACTGTGCCACGGTTTCAAACGCGAAGTCTGTCATGCCGCCACCCTCCGGCGCGCGGCCTGGTGGCCCATCACCGCACGCGGCGCCATGCTGCGACCACTCGCCGGCCACTCGCGCCAGTTGCTGGACATCCGCGCACCAGACCACCACGCCATCACGACAGCGTCACCGCGGTCTGTCGACCGGCCCAGTCGCTTGGTCAGGGCTTCCTTCGACTCCAGTTCGATCCCGTTCGACGTGATCTTGTACATGGGGCTGGTCAGGTCGCTGATGAGCTTCTTGTCGTTGGGCAGCGCGATCTGGCTGCCGCCCAGCTGATCAGGATCCAGCGCCTCGCGCAGCCTCCAGTAGGCTTCCGTGCGGACGTTGGTGAAGGTCAACTGGTTGTCGGCCGTGCGCTTCAGGCTCTTCTTGACGCCCATGTACGGCACGCTGTCGACTTGGTTCTTCATCAGGTGGCCGTGGGCATCGCCGCCCCATCCGCCACCGACGTCGACCACCACGCGGGCGTTGTCGTGCCGGTGCTTGAGCACCAGCGCCGCGACGTCAGTGCCGCCGGGGGTCTTGTGCCCAGGTTCCGACACCAGCGGCGCGAACCATGCGTCGTACCGGCGCGCGAGCACCGTGTCATCGGTGCCGCCCTGCGCGACGTCCACGCCGATCGAACACATCGGCACGCCAACCGGAGGCGTAGCCGTCCACCGCTGCACGGCTTGGCGCACCCAGTCTGACGGGATCGCCTGCCACGGCGGATCCTCGCGGGCCGACATGAAGTTGCCGCTCATCAGGCGCTCGCGCACCGCGGCGGGCAGGTTCGACAACGCCTTGGCGTAGTCCTGCTGGTTGTAGTACGGGTTGTCGCTGAAGCTGGAGCGGATGAAGGTGCGGCTGTGCGCCATCACCTCGACACCGTGCAGCATCATGCGGTCGCCCTTGGCGCACTCGCGATACCCGTCGTCGTTCTCGTTCGGCAGGAACCACCGGAGTTCACCAGGCTCTGCCGGGTTCGGGTGCCTGTCATCCAGCCACGGGGCGAAGTAGTCCACCAGCCAGTCACCGATGCTGTCCAGCGGCGGGTTGCTGCCCAGGACCACGCGCGTGCGCTGCCCAGGCTTGTCCGTTCGAAGCCAGCCCAGCAGCAGGCGGAACTGGTGCTCGGGCACTTGGGCGGCCTCATCGATACAGATCAGGTCGTGCGGGTTGCCCTGCTTGCCGCCGAGATCCTCGCCCATGCCCATGAAGTTGATCAGCCGGCCATCCTCCGTCTCGTAGTACGGACGGTTGCCTCCAGAGGCTGCGTTGGGCTTGCCCAGGATGTTGTCCAGCGTGTGCAGGACACCTCCCAGGTCCACGAAGTTGCGCCGCACGATCAGCGACCTGCGGTGTTCGTTCAGCGCCAGGCCGACCTCAAGTGCGGTCTTCCCGCCGCCCGGCTCGCCGCCGAACAGCAGGATGTCCGCTCCACTGAGGTAGCCCTCGGTCTGCGGCCCAGGCAGCGGCATGAAACGCATGCCGGACGTGGCCTCCAACGCCTCGCGCTCGAGTTCCTGCCGCTCCTCTGGCGGCAGGTCACTCAGAGCCTCGAGGACATCGGACAGCTGCATGGATCAGGTATTGGCGAACGCGGCCGTCACCACCACGCGACCGTTCGGCAGGCGAACGCCGACCGCAACCGACTCGGTGCCGGTGTCAGTCCACGTCAGGTCGATGTCTCCGTCGGCCTCGCTGGTCGCCAGGAAGTACTTCTTGGCCACCACCGCCAGCAGGGCACCGTCGGTGCCGATCGCCAGGCCGGTGCTGCCGCCAGTGCCGGCGAACGACTTCATGTCCGCCGCGCCGTAGACGATGATCTCCACCGTCTCGACGTAGTTGATGTCGTTGCCGCGGGCATCCTTCAACTGGATCGTGATCGCCCGGACGTTGGTGTTCTCTGCGCCTACCGTGATCGAACAGTCGACGCAGGGCTGCGTGATGTCGATGCCGTTCGAAGTGAGTTGCAGGGTGCGACCCTGACCGAGCCTGCGGCCCTCCACGCTGTACTGCGCTGCTGCCATGTGTTTCTCCTACTGTGGCATCGCGGGAACCGCCGCGCCGGATTCCTCAGACCGTGCCGTAGTGGCCGGTGACCGTACTGCTCGTCCCGGCGGCCTTCAGCCGCACCGACTCGATGCCGCGAACGTCCAGCTTCAGGTAGTGGACCGTGGCGCCAGAGGCCGCGCCGGTCAGGTCGCCGCTGGCCGCCAGGACCGGGGCCGTGGGCGTGGTGTATGCAGACCCGGCGCTTGCCACCGTGAAGTAGCCGCCCGCCGCGCTCACCCGGTACTCGACCGTGAACGCCGACAGGTTGGCCGCGCCCACGACGAAGCTGCAGAACAGCACCTCCGCGCCACGGACAGGGATCTCCGCAATCGTCTCGGCCGTGTCGACGTCTTGGTTGCTGATGGTGCCGTTGCTGACGAACATGGTTCAGTCCTTCGCTTGTTGCTTCTTCCGCATCGCGGCGGTCAGGATGAACGCCACCCGTCGGGCGACGTCTGCGGGGTCGGTGTCGGTCTTGATGGCCGGAAGGTCGTCTGCGCCGCCGACGGCCATCTTTTCGCCGTACTTCTTGGGGCTCCACTTGGCCAGCAGCTTGAGGCGCGTCTCAATACGCAGTTTCCGGTGGCCCAGCATGTCGCCTCGCCGCTCTTCAACGGTTCCGTCTGCCTTGGTGACGGTTTCCACGCCCTCTTCCAGCGTATCCGCGATCACCAGCGTCTCCGCAGCTATTGCGTCGTGCCCTACTTCACGCGCGCGCGCGAACTCAACGGAAAATGTCGCCGGAACGTGCTTCGGCCGACAATGTGCTGGTCCTGACCACTCATTGACGGTGGAGACTGCCGGCATGTGTTCGTCGCGGCAGATGCTCTGGAGGGTCTCGCCCTCACTGAGGCGGGCGCAGATTTCGGCGGCGATCTCTGGCGTGTAGAGGCACGGGCGACCGCGGCCTGGCTTCGCTGCTGGTGCGCGACGCTTGACAGCCGTGTCGGACAAGGTGCCACCTCTCGCGATAGTTGCTTCCTGTCAGTGTAGCACTGGCGATTGAGGCGGTCTATGGGGATCCAGAAAGGCGAAACCCCCGGGCGCGATCAACGCCGGGGGGCTGCCTTACTGCTTGCTGTGCGACCTGACCACCTCGCGATGATGGTCCGCCCTGTCTCGTCGTTGCCAGCGTGGGCGCACGGCGTGGGCATGATTCTGCCTTGTGGATAACCTGTTGTCAACAGCGGGCGAGGGCGGCCGGCGCTGATCTCCGGCTT